CAGCTGCATCCATACGTTCCCCAAGGGCATCCACCTCCGACTGATCCGCCTTTTCGGCTACCATCAGCTTGAGGTAGGTGTTGCTTGTAATGTCCATCGCATTGATGGCATTGAGCGTCGCTTCCCGGGCAAACAGCGTATCGACATCGATGTTGGCGGCGATCAGGCTTCTGATCGTAGCGTTGTCACCGAAGATTTCCTGCACATTCAGCGTCTTGGCTGTGATGGAGCCTTCAATCAGCTTCTCTGTTCCGTGGATAGAAAGATCGGCAACATCATCATTTGCCACCTGCTTGAGGGTTGTGACCACATCGCCGTTTTCATCAACGCTGACGGAATAAAAATGACCGTCTGAGCCTTTGACAACGAGCTCGCCGACGGTCAGGGATACCATATTCGCCTCGGTTACAGCCAGCTTTGCGATGTAAAGCTCACCGGCAGTACCCTGCGTGATGATCGCGGTATCGGTCGCCAGATCCTTGATGTGAGACCAGTCGATGTCCGCCGTACCGATATCTGCCTTGACCATACTGGCAACCGCAGCGGATAGTGTGGTGATCGCCGCCCAGTCGATATTGGCCTCATCAATATTTGCGCTGGTAATCTGTGCCTTGGAGATGGTAGCAATATCAGCCGCCAGCGATTCGATCTGCGCCCACTCAATATTCGCATTGATAATGTTGGCAGTAGTCAGCTGGGCAGTGGAGATCATTGCGATTGAAGCATAAAGCTCATCCGTCGTGATCTGTCCGGCAGCCAACTCCTGAATCTTTGCAGAAACCGCAGTAATCGCATTGGCGTTCAGCGTTTCAATCAGCGCCTGCGCAATGTGTGCCTGCGTGATAGCTGCTGTCTGGATGTGTGCGCTCTGGATCGCCGCAGCCTTCACCTGCAGACTGCCAACCGAGCCGTTTTGCAGATGCCCGGAGCCGATGGAGTTGAGCATCAGCTTCGTGCCGCTGATCGACCCGGAAGCCAGCTGGCGGGCGGAGATAGTCGTGCCTTCCAGCGTTTCAGCTGCCGTTCCCAGAGTGACACTGGTGTACTTGCGGGTCAGGCAGTCGTAAGTGTACTGCGTCATGCGCATGGTCACTTCAAAGCCCAGACGCCTTGCAACCACACGAACAGCATCACCGAGGAAGATGTCGGAGAGTGCGGTGAACTGCTTGTACTCTTCGGTATCCTTGCAGTTCACGAAGTCCACCTTCAGCGTGACCGTGGGCATATCGCATCCGGCATCGTATTCAGCCTGTGCGGCGCTGCGCATGTCCTGATAACAGGAGGTCAGGCTCTTGTAGTTATCGCCTTCGGCCACTTCCTTGGCTTCCGATACCGGAAGGTGAATCCACTTCGGATGCGGGAAGGCATTGATGTTCGGACTGTCGATGTACAGTTCCGGGAGATACAGCACATTACCGTCAGCGTCCTCGCCGGTGGGCATGATGCGCGTAACTGCATCGGTCATATCCACATCGATAGAAATGCCTGTGAGGTTCTTCTTCTCACGGATCTGCACTTCGCTGTCCGTACCCACACGGCTGACGAGGAACACGTCAAACCAGTCACGAACGAGTTCGGCTCCATACTTGGAGGTCAGGCCGTTCTCACCCAGCAGCGCCTCCACCGGGTTGATGTTCTCAAAAGAGACATCCGAAGCCGTGCTCTCCAGATCGGAGTAGAAAGTAAAGTCATGCTCGGACAAACAGCCGTCCGAAATGCTCTGCACGACGGAGGCGCCGACAGCATCAGAGGCGGGCTTGATCTGCTTGATCATGTTATCCAGCAGATCATAGAAGATATGCCGGGCATACACCGTGACCTTATCCAGTTCAGGCACAACACGATAGATGCGGAAGGGCTGGTCGCGCAGCTGGCGTGCCTCAACCACGTCATTACGGAAGCCCACATTGATGGTCGTGCTCTGCTGTTCCGTGCGTACATAGGTCAGGTACTCAGAGGACATATAGCCGTGCTTGCCGTCCGGGCAGGTCACTTCGTACCAGGAGGACGAGGTTTTCTCGATGACGATAACCTCGGTGCCTTTCTTGTACTTGCCGAGAATCTTATACTTTGTGCCTGTACCGGAGCGCAGACGAAGCGGGTCTCGGCTTGTGCTGACCTTGTAGACTTCCACATCATAGGTGGTAGTCTGGTACTGTTGCGTGACCAGATTGATCTGCGGGGTCATCGCCGCAGGCACAGGGACGCGAAGGATTCCGCCGTCCGTGAGCTTTCGCCACTTGTCTCTCCCATCGATAGGATGAACCAGCGTCAGTTCCCATTCTCCGTTCAGCGTTTCGGTAACGGTACAAGATGTCGGGCTGACCGCACCCAGACCGTTATTGGAGAAGTCTGTACAGTCAGCAGGATATACACAAATCAACGGATTTTCCTCCTTTCGGGCATGATAAAAGCGCCACCCGTTTGAGTGACGCTTGATTGATACTGTTTATACTCCATATGTAAGGATACCAAGCACAGCTGAGATAATAATCAGCAAGATGGGCGATACCTTTTTCTTCAAAACCGGTTTAGTACCGAACATAATTGTACTGAGTACAATCGTCAGAACAAACGGTTTCCATTCAAAGATAAATCCATTGTTCAGGCTGAAGCAATTATTCAGAATCATCCAGATGCCTGTTGCCAGCACAATACCGATGACACAGGGTTTCAAGCCACGCAGGATGGCCTGCATATACTTGTTCTTCAACAGCGTTTTCAGCAGGATCATCACCAGTAGAATGATGACGAAGGATGGCAATACCACGGCCAGTGTTGCAAGGACTGCACCCAATACACCAGCTTGACTACTGCCCACATAGGTAGCCAGATTGACCATAATCGGGCCCGGCGTGCTTTCGCTAACGGCGATCATGTAAGTCAGCATCTCGTCCGACAGCCAACCATAGGAAAGCACCACATCGCGGATCAGCGGAATTGCGCCGTATGCGCCTCCGAATGCAAACAAACCGACACGCAGAAAGCCAATGAACAAATCAAGATAGATCATTTCTTTGCACCGCCTTTCTGTTCGGGCGCACCCTGAACGCAGAAAATCGTCAAGCTGACAACCGCTGCGATCAACATAAGACTAATGGAAGAGAAGTTCCAGGAGAAAATATTAATCAACATCATCACCACCGCAGAGCAGACCATGATGGCGCGGGGTAACACCTTCTTGTGCATCTTGCGGATCATGGTGATGGCGGCGTCCAGGATCAGGATGCCCACGGCAATCTTAATGCCCTTGAACGCGCTGGCAATGACAGTAATCTCCAGGAAATGATCCAGCAGTGAGGAGATAGCAAAAATAATCAGAAACGAAGGGAGAATGATACCCAGCGTGGCAATCACAGCACCGAGAAATCCGGCTTGCTTATAACCGACAAATGTCGCAGCATTGATGGCAATCGGGCCGGGTGTAGATTCTGCAATGACCGTCACGTTCATCATCTCGTCGTGAGAAATCCACTTTTTTCGTTCAACACAGTGGTTTTCTATCATGGAAATCATGGCATAACCGCCACCAAAGGTAAATACGCCAATTTGGGCAAAGGTCAGGAACAAATCGAGCAGAATGTTCATTTGGCTTCTTCCTCCTTCCTGAATTCACAGTTGCACACGGTCATGTCTCGATCAACAGTGAGGGCTTTGTTGCGCATCTGCTGAAATAGCGCAGTTAGACCGTCAATGGCTTCCTGTGTGGGGAGATAATGAGTGTGATAACCGTACTTTTCGCCGTAAATCAAGCCTGCTTCACGCATAACCTTCAAGTGTTGTGATATGGCGGATTCGGTAACTTCGAGCTTTTTGGATAGCGACCTTACGCAGTGCTTCCGTTCGAGAAGGTGATTGTATATCCTGAATCTCATAGGCTCCGCAAGGGCTTTCAGCATCTTTTCGACTTCCACGATTATCATCTCCAATTAAGTATTGACTTAATTATACACCGAGATGTATTTAAGTCAATACTTAATCAAAAACATTACAAATACCGCCAGTTAGGTTGTACCTTCAAATAGGTCACATTGCCCGTCCACGAGATCGTGCTGTTCCCGGGCGGCAAAGTTGGAAAGTCACCGCTCATACAGCTGTTCATGGGTGTCATACCGGAATATGCCTCCTGCAGAACAGAGTCAATCGTGATCTCACCGTTCACGTCAGAAAGCTCCACAATGGTCATGTCAACGACCAGCGTGATCTCTCCGCTGCCAGTCAAGGTGATGATCGGCTCAGAGGGTACATTCCCAGGATTCTGCATGGTGACATATCCGCTGGTACTGCCGCTGGCGGGCTGGATGTTCTTAGGAGCGACGTCAGCTTCATACCAGAAGGGCTTGCAGCGGAAATTGACAGCGAAGGCTCTATGAGGATTGCCGCGGAGGATCTTCTCAAACGGAATCTGGTTGATAATCCGGGCATAGTAAAAGCCACCGTCGCGATTGGCGAAGGTGACTGTACCGGAGCCGCGCAGCCACCCGGCGATCTCCGGGATTCTCTCCGGATCAGAGATTACACAGGTGGCTGTCAGCACCATATCTTCATAAACAAAGTCCCCTTCAAGAGAGGTCAGAGAACCGCTCCGTCCGGGGACTTCGGTAAACGTGACACGCTCCTCCGGAATCGTGGGCGGAGGCTGTTCGGTTACATAGATTCCATAGTCGGTGCATTTCACACCGTTCCATTCAAACCAGTCGTTCATGCCATTCTCAGCCCCTTTCCACGCTGCTGTCGTCTGGTCAGTGTTGCGATCTCCACAGCCAGAGAACGGATATCCTGCTCATCGCGGATAACCATCTGTGCGACTTGGATGGTAGAGTTTACGTTGTTGTTGTAGGTACGCCGGTTGTCACTGGCGGTATAGCCAATGGCGCTGTTCTTTGCTTCGCCGGTCAGATAGCGGGATGCGTTGCGGATGACACGTGCCTGTTCCTTGCTTTCCTTCAGCACGCCCTGTCCGAAACCGCGCATCGTCATGACACCGACTTCATCCTCGAAAACACGAGAGGGCGATTTGATTTTGAGCTCGGATTTCGCGGCGCTGACAGCCGCACGGGCAGCAGAGCGCATGGCAGAGATCACACCGGAGCGACCTGCATTGATGCCAGCCTTCAGACCGGCCATTGCGTTGACACCAGCAGAACGAAGAGTTGTGCTGGTCAGGCTGGAATTGACGGCGCTCTTCACATTGGAGCCAACCGTGCTTCCGGCAGCAGACATGCTGTAGCCAGTCATTGCATCAGCGATGCCTTGCATACCGGCTGTGCCATAGGAAGCCAGCATTGCAGCCGGGAAAGCAGTGGATATTGCGGTTTCGATAGCGGAAGCGACCGTAGAAGCATCCGTAGAGAAGTCGTGTGCGCTCATGCCGGCACCGACGCCAGCCGCTACGTTGTCGCCAACAGGCTTCACACGCTCAGACGGCGAGTTGATGTCGAATGCCATGTTCAGAGCGGATTCCAGATTGGCTGCAACTGTCTCGGCATCCGTATCCCATCCGGCTTCCGTCATACCCTGAGCAACACCCTCAAGGATGTGGGCGCCGGTTTCTGTGGTATCCAGTCCGTTGAGGAACGTGACGATGGCCTGCAGGTTTGCAATGTCCTCCTCGGACACCTGTTTGCCCTGCATAATTGCTGCGACCATTTCGCCGACATAGGCAGAAAGCTCAGCGACCGTCTGCGAGTTGAAGTCATAGCGCATGCTCTGATCCAGCACACCATGATCGGTGCTTTCGCCGCGCAGAGCCGCCCAGAACTTCTGCCATCCGTTGTAGTCCAGCGTTTTGGTATAGGAGTTGATTCGGCTGACCGCAGAACCAATCAGGTCCATTGTAGTCGCAGGCATAATACCTGCCCACATGC